GAGCTCGGCGAAGCGAGCACTCTCTCTTCCCACTGCGGGGGGAAGACCGCCTCCCGGTAGCCGCTCGGGGTGTCTGCGTTGACCACCGCCTCGTCCACCAGGACGAGCCGGCAGATCACCCTCACGTAGTCGTCGGTCGGAGTGACCTGGGCCTCCACCCCCGAGTACTCCCCGCCGCTGTCCGGGTACTTCGCGTCCGACCCCGTGATCTGGATCTTCGTCATCTCGACGTCCAGGAGCAGGGCGCCGGCGCCGTCGACCTGGTACATGCGGAAGTAGACCTTCAGGGTAGCGGCCGCGATGTCCTTCCCGGCAGTGGTGCCCTGGGCGTTCTCCAGGAGCTGCTCCTGGACGTAGGTGGTGCGGTCCTCGGCGAAGAGGTACCGGTTACCTCGGATTCCGCTCATCGGACTTGCTCCGCTTTCCTGAAGACCATGCGCGAGAGCTCGCGGGACACCTGCCGGACCCACTTAAGCCGGCCGGAGTAGGTGAAGGGCTCGCCGGGGAAGCGGGGGTCGAGAAGCTCGCCGACCCCCTCCACGACGCCGAGGACGACCGTCACCGCACCCGGGGAGACGGTGGGGTCGAGGAGCGCTGCCTCGCCCTCGACGACGCCGAGGAGGAGAGTCACCGTCCCAGGCGCGACGGAGACGTCCTGGACAGCCGCCTCGCCCTCGGCGATCCCGAGGGCGACCGTCACCGTCCCGGGGAGGATCGAGGGGTCCAGAAGCTCTCCCAGGCCCTCCACGGCGGCCGGGGAGACCGTCACGGCCCCAAGGGAGATTGTCGGGGTGAGGATCGAGCCTTCGCCCTCCACGGCCGTGATCGGGACCATCGTCGTGAGGTTGAAGGAGACGTCCAGGAGCGCGCCCTCGCCGGCGACGGGGCTCGGGGAGACCGTCACCCCTCCCGGGCTCATCGTCACGTCGAGGAGCGAGCCTTCGCCCTCGAGGGGGCTCGGTTGCAGCGTGACGGCGCCCGGGCTGAGGGTCGGGGTGTTCAACTCCCCCTCTCCGGCAACGACGCCGAGGCTGATCGTCGCGCCGCTCGTCGTGATCTGGGCGAAGCCGATGTCGTGGTCGCTGACCGTGTTCCCGAAGTAGTCGACGGAGCCGACGTCCGCGGTCTTGTCGGCGCCTTCGTAGCTCCCGTCGTTCGAGCTGTCGATCCGCCAGTCCTCGGAACTCGCCGTGGTCGAGACGAAGAAGTTCCCCTCGACGATGTTGGTCCACTTGTTGGTCCCGATCGCCGAGGAGTCCGTGCTGCCGTTGTAGTCTCCGCCCGAGCCGGCCTGCTGCTCGCTGCCCGCCGAGGTCGGGTTGTAGCTCATGCAGTTGTAGAGGTTCAGCGTGCCACCGCTACCACGGCGGAAGCAGTAGCGGGTCGAGTTGTGGGCCACGACGACGGTCAGGTGGTAGCAATTCAGCGTCCCGCCGTTCGCGAACACGCCGTTGCTGTCCAGGGTTGCGCCCGTGCTGAGCTTCCAGACCAGCGAGTGCGCGAAGGTGATGTCCGAGCTCGAGTTCTTCGAGTAGACCATCGTCGAGCGGGTGTCGTCGTAGACGCAGAACAGGTACCGCCAGGTCTGGGTGGTGCCCTTATCGTTCCGCAGGACGATGCCGCTCCCGGAGCTCTGCTTGTTGTAGAGATGCAGGTGCTCGATCGTGGTGTTCGTGAGCTGGGAGGATAGGCAGTGCGCGGAGGACGTGAGCTCGATCCGGGCCCCCGCGCCGAGGGCGGTTCGCGCGTCCGTGTCCCAGCCTGAGTCCTCGCTGTTCCGGTAGCCCGTGGCCACCGTCACGAGGATCGTGTAGCTCCCGACCGTGACTCCATTGATCGTGCAGGCCGTCGTGTCGGCAAAGGCCTCCTGGTACTCGGCGACCTGGTTGTCGGTCAGCGTTGCCGGCAGCGCTGCCTCCCAGGAGGAGAGGGAGGAGTAGTCGCCGCCCGAGCTCTTGATCGACTTCGTCACCGTGCCGTGGGGCAGGTCCCGGCCGGAGAGGATGAAGGAGAGCTCGGAGGTGTACCCGCGCTCCTCGAGGTACTCCGGCGTGAGCTGCTGGAGCTCGTGCCGGTGCATCCGGTCCCAGTGCATGTCGAGGACGGCGGTCACGCAGTCTGCCCCTTCGTCACTCCGGACGCGTCTCTGCCCAGGAAGCGGTTGCGGTACCGCTCGCCGCGGTCCTTCACCCACGTCGGGTCTCCCGTCACCACGACGGGACCTTCGCTCACGCACTTCGCCTGAGCGGCGATGAGATCCCCGCCGGCCTTCTGGGCGGCCGAGATCTCGCGGTTGAGCGTGACCTGGTCCCGGGCCCGCTGCAGCGCACCGGTCGCCTTCGACATCGCCGAGTGCGCGCTGTCCCGGTCGGTCAGATGCGGCCGGAGCCGGTCGAGGTGATCGCGATGGCCCTGCAGCAGGTTCTTCAGGTCGAGGAAGTAGCGACGGCGCTTCACGACGAACGAGTCGTCGTCGGCCTTGTCGTGGACCTCGTCGAGCAGGTGGAGCCAGTCCGTACGGGCGCCCGGGAGATCCACGAACAGGTGGTCGAACTGCTCCTCGGCGCCCCAGGCGAAGCCGTCGTCCTCCACGCGGATGACGTCGCCCTTGTGCCAGGAGCGGCCGGGGTCGATCGTGCCGTCCCCGAACCGCTCGAGCCTGTTCTCCTTGACCACCTGCAGTCGCGCCACGATCAGCTCCCGGCCGCCCGACCGAGCTTGTAGAGCCCCTCGGCGGCGACCTGGATCGTCACGTCTCCGCCGTTCGTCACCTGGGAGACGTCGAAGTTGAAGCAGCACTCCGCGTCGGTGTCGTCCGAGGTGCCGGCGGAGTGCACGTTCACCCACTCGATCGTCCCGATATTCGCCGCGGAGTAGGTGACGTCGTCGCAGTCCAGCTCGACCTGGTCGTTGGGGTTGTCCAGGGTCGTGACGACGTTCGCGAGCGTCTTGCGCATCGTCCCGCCGTGCCCCGCGGTGAAGGACCCGCCGGAGAGCTCCCCGAGCGTCGTCGGGTCGGACATGAACTCGTCTTCGTCGTCGATCGTGGACGTCGAGCCGAGGCACGTCATCTTTCGGGTCTTCCCCGAGAGCCACGCGTCGAGGACGTTCTCGTGCCAGGGGTTGTGAATGAAGTTAGCCATTCGGCACCTCCTCGAGCGGCGTGTCCTCGTGCGCCGGGTCGCTGCTCCACTGCCCGTGGGCGACGATCAGATCCGCGTTGTGGGTTTCGAGCTCGAGGTCGGCGGCCGCCCGGGCCCCCGGGATCACGAACTCCGCGATCGGGAAGTCCGTCCACCTCGGGTGCTCGTAGGGGTCGTCGGGATCCGCGTGCCGGCGGTCCGCGTGCTTCGACCCGTGCTTCAGCCGGACCGGGGAGGGAGGCTTGAAGAACACCCTCACGCCGGTGAGCCGGAGGTCCTCGGGGAGCTCGAGAGCCGAGCCCGGGATCCCGACCTCGGTCGCGCCCTCGGCGAACTGCCGGAGCGGGACCGTGATCGCGTGGCCGGCCTCGCACCGCGCGACCAGCTTCTTCTGGTCGATGTCCTTCCCGCACTTCGGGCAAACCTGGCGCGCGGTCAGATCGCGCTTCAGGAGCTCCACGACGGGGAAGAGGGCGAGCTTCCCGGCGCCGGCGGTCACACCCTCCGGGAGGGCGACCGTGTTCACGCCGTCCGTCTTCCAGTCCATGTCCTTCTCCTTCTCAGTGGTTAATGAAGTCCGGCCTTCGCCGGGTAGACGACGTGGGCCGCCACGACGATCACCCCGCCGACCTCCGTGAGGTTGGTGCGGTAGATCGTCACGAAGACCCAGCTCCCCGCCGCGATGGGGTTCGTGGCGTCGTCGTAGTCGAGGGTGATGTCGCACTCGTGCAGGCGGCCGTCCGCGCTGTCGGTGCCGATGTCCGTGAGGGATGCGGCCGCCGCCGTCGAGGTCTTCGTGGTGTCGAAGGGAGCCGCCCCGGCGATCACGTCGGCGCTCCAGTCGATGTCGTCGCCGTTGGTCTCCGCCTGGTTGAGCACGGCGGCCAGCCGGAGGGTGGCGTCCCCGTCCGCGCTGTAGTTCTGCGGGACCTTGAAGCCGAACGTCATCTTCTCGTTCGTGGCGTCGAAGAGGTAGCCGCGGATCGTCGGCGTGGATCCCTTCTCGGCCTCGGTCGGCGGGTTGGTGTCGTCCAACATCGCGTCCGAGAGCGGGAGGTCGAGGCGGTCGGTGTCAGTGCCCACCTGGATCGCGAGGAGCTTCTTCACCGAGTTATCGACGGAGAAGTCGACGAAGTACAGCTCGCCCTCGCCGGTGAGGTAGTAGACGTGCCCGTCCTTCCCGGAGGCCGGGGTCTCGTGCCCGCCGAGGTTCTCGACGCGGGCCTCCTTCAGTTGCTGGAAGGAGCACTCCATGTCGGAGGAGAGCTGGGTCAGCACGGCGATCTCGTGCCACGTCGCTCCGCCCCCGTCGAAGTCCGCGTAGAGCTTCATGACGTAGGGCGTGCCCGAGTCGTCCAGCCAGCGATCGCCCTCAACGGGTGAGCTGGGAGCGCTCGGTCCCTTGAAGCACGTCCGCAGGCTGTCGGTCCGGTCCGTGATGATCGTGAACCCATCCGGCACATCGTCGGACGAGTGATTGGGGGTGTTCCACGTCTGGCTCATCTCAGGTCCCCGCTGCTATCCAGTCCAGGTTGCCGGCAAAGACCTCCGACCCGGCGTCGTCGTAGACCCGGACCGTGGCCTGCGTCGTCGTCACGCTGACGATCTGCACGATGTGGCCGGAGGTGTCGGAGTTCGCGACGACCCTCGGCGTGTCGATGAAGCTCTCCGCGAAGGTGATCACCGTGGGCCCCGGCGACGAGACCACCGCGATCTGCCCCTCGTCCTTCAGGTTCCTCTTCCGCTCGAGGAAGCGGAGCGTCGAAAGGCGCGGCCGGCGCCAGCGGTCCCACGACCGGAGGATCACCTTGAAGCGGACATACTGGCCCTTGTAGAAGCCCGGAACCCACCGCTGGTAGCTCGTCGTGATCGGCGAGACCGTGTCGATCTTCACCTGCACCTCGACGTCGATGGGCCGCTCGTCCGCCGCGATCACGCAGCCGCGCAGATCGATCACGCTCTCCTGATCCGTCACGTCGAGGGGCGTGCCGTCCTCTGCGTTCCGGGCAGCGGCAATCGGGAGCGCGATGTCAGCGATGGGGCGGCTCATCGTGTCGCCGTCCGTGTCGACCGCGATGTTCGCCTCGAGGCGGACGAGCCGGTCGCTACCGAGGTCCGTCTCCGCCGTCTCGTAGGAGCCCTCGAGGGGGCCCTCGAAGGGCCACGTGCAGTCCTCGATGAGATCCGTGACCGAGCTGATCGGCCGCCCCCATCGCGAGTACTGCAGCTTCCCGGTATCGACCTCCGTACCGCTCTTCGTGCCAGCGAAGCCGCCGCCGTCCTCGTTCAGGGTCGTGCCGTCCGAGAACTGCTCGAGGGCCTGCACGGTGATGGCGAAGGTCGCCTCCGAGGAGCGCTTCCCGAACTTGTCCAGCGTGACGATCCGGTAGGTCTGGGATCCCGAGGTCTCCCACTTGATCCGCATCTTGCCGAACGACGACCCGAAGGCGACCCTGCGGGCGTCCGCCCAGCTCGCCCCCTTGCGGACCTCGTACTGCTTGAAGTCCCGCATCCTCTCAGAGACGTCGTCCCACTCGAGGTCGAGGTACTCGCCGTCCTGGACGACCGTGAAGTTCGTGGGGGCCGGCGGGCGCTCGTCGCTACCCCTGGGGGTGATCGTCTGGATCGTCCAGTCCTTCTCCGGCGCCGTGTTCCCGGCGCCGTCGATGATCGCGACCGCGACCTCATAGGCAGTGCCGACGACGAGGTCCTCGAGGGTGTGGGAGTCCCCGGTGAATGACCCGAGCTCACGCCACGTGTCTGAGCCCTTCTGTCTGCGGAAGAGCTTGTAGCCGCGGTTGACCACCCCGGCCGGGATCTCCACGCTGGCCCTGACGTCTGAGTTCGCCATCAGACCGAGGCTCCCGTCAGCTCTTCGAGGATCAGATTCGCCCGCGCGCCGAGGACCTTCCCCGCCGCGGGAGAGGAGGAGCCCGCCGGCACCTGCACGGAGGGCGTGGCATTCACCGGCGGCCCGGCCGCGCTCGTCGGCAGCTCTGAGGTGGATGCCGAGTAGAGGTTCGCGTCGTACTCCCGGCAGACGAGGCGGACCCGGAGCTTCGCGTCGAACCCGACCTTGAGAACCCGGAAGAGCTTTCCGGCCGTCCAGCCGCCGGTCTCGCTCTTCACCAGGATCACGTCCCCGGCCTCGGAGAGGGCCCCGTCCGGGAGCGCGCGGAACTCGCAGAGGATCGGCTGGTTCTGCACGGATCGAAGGGCGTGGGTGCCCTCGCGGATCGCCTGCGTGCGCCTGGTGACTCCGTTCAGGACGACCGTCTTCTTCACCCGCTCGTCTGTCCGAGTCTCCGGCACGATCAGGACCGTCTGCGACTCGAACTCCTTGTCCCGGTCCCTGTACTGGACCTCGATCTCGGTCGGGGTCTTCGACCGGCTCTCCATCACCGTGGAGAGCGTCTTCAACTCCTCGTTCGCGGTCGCGCCGGAGTACTCGTAGGTCTTGTCCGTGGTGCGGGCCTTGTCGATGAAGACCCCCCACTTCTTCCCCTTGAGCACCGGCACCGCCCGGCAGGTGGCGAGCATCTCCACGATCCAGGCGAGGGGGGCGCGCGCGTCGTCCACGACGATGTCCAGCTCGCAGCGAGTCTCCGTCGTAGCGTCCTCGAGCGTGACGGTCTCGTCGCACCAGTCCGCGAGGTCGATCCAGTCCTGGGTGATCAGGTCCGCCTCGGCGACTCCCGCCCCGTACCGGGAGTTCGTGAGGAGGTCGGCCGCGCACCAGGCGGGGTTCCTGGTCCACTCGGTCACGCCGGTGTCCAGGTTCTTCACCTTCCGGCCCTTCACCAGGCAGGAGATGACGGGGAGGGCGCCCTGCAGTCGCTCAGAGGCCACGGCGTGGAGCCAGAAGTACGCTGTGCCCGGGTAGGAGAGCGTCTCGTCCTGGATCTCGGTCGCATGGGTCCACCAGACCCGGTCCCGCTGCCGGCCGCTGGCGGAGGCCTTGACGGCGTCCACGCGCGTCACACGGACCTCGTAGGTGCCGCGGTCGAAGGCGTCGACCTGGTCCGCGGAGGCCTTCCCCTTCACCTGCGCCTGCCGGAGGGTCTCCCGGATGGAGATCTCCCAGTGCTTCGGGGCGTCCGTCTCGCCCTTCAGCTTGAACTCTGTCCCGCCGGCGGGGTTCGGGAGTGTGGTCCACTGCGCGGCGCCGGAGTCCCGGTAGTCGATGGTGACGATCGCGTTCCGCGCCGAGGTCTTCCCGCTGTCCGCCCCGTGGTGGTGGAGGATCATCCCCTGCAGAGCGCCGAGGGCGATCGAGACGTCGTCCACGTCCCCGACCGTCGTGTGGGTGATGGGCTGCGCCTCGAGGAGCTGCTCGCCGACGTTCCGGGAGTTGCGGACCTGGTTCTGGCCCTCGGCGGGGGCCTGGTTCACCTCGCCGAGCTTCTTCACGACCGTCACGTCCGGGAAGTGCTCCTGCTTTCCGTCGTAGGTGAGTGCCGCTCCTGAGGCCGGCGCGGTGCCGAAGATCACGAAGGTCTTCTTCCCGTCCTGCTTCAGGGTCGCGCCCTCGGTGTCCGTCGTGTACGTGTACGTCGCCTGAATGAACTGCCCGGCCGGGACCGGCTTCGTGAACTTCACTTTGAACTTGCGATCCGAGAGCCCGACGATCTTGTAGCTCTGCGTCGAGGGGATCGCCTGGTTCACCGCGTACTTGATCACGACCGAGTCCAGGTCGATGACCGCCGACTCGTTGCCCTCGTAGTGGAGGAACTCCTTCTTCGAGCCGTTCCCCTTCGCGATGTAGATCAGGTTCCGGGTCTGCCCCGTGACCTTCGTGCGCTGCGTCCCGGCCACGTAGACGACGAGCGAGTCCCGGACCAGGTTCTTCCGCGGGAACTCGAACTTCTTCTTCGACCCGGTGCCGGTGCCGAGCTTCTCGCCCTCGATGTCCTCCCAGATCGTCTGCCGGTTGATCTCGATGTCCTCGATCGACTCGATCGGGCCCTCCCCGACGACCAGCTGCAGAGAGAGCTTCTGCCCCTTCACCAAGGCCGCGCCCTCCGCCTTCAGGGGCTCGGAGTCCTTGTCGAGCGGAGTGAGGAACGACTGCGGGATCCCTGGGAAGACCCTCGGCTGCCCATAGGGGACCTGGATCTCTACGTCCGCACCGATGGGGTTGAACTGACCGGAGAAGTAGGGCCGGTGCCGCCCCCTCGTCCCGTCCCTGCCGGTCTGCGGAGGGAGGTCCACCGCGACGGCGACTGAGCTCGCCGTCATGAGGGCGATGCCGATGTAGGTCGGGTAGGCCCCGGACCCGGGCGCCACGATGTTCATCACCGTGCCGACCGCAACGAGGACCGCGCCCACGATCTGCCCGACGAACCCGCCCTTTCGCAGGAGCCCCATCAGGCCACCACCAGCCCGTCCTGCGGCTTCCCGATGAACCCGCCGAACCGCTTCGCCTCAGTCTTCCCGAAGTGCTTCGTGCAGCCGTTCTTCCCGTCGTAGGTGAAGTCGCACGTCTTCAGGTCGCCGGTGTACCCGCACTCCGTGCCCTTGTAGGTCCACGGGCAGAACCACGTCTGCAGCCGCCGGCCTGGCACCTGGATCCCGCCGAGGATCGGCGAGGCGCCGCACTCGATCACCGCGTCGTCGTCGTCGACCGCGTAGGTGTCGATCTCGTACGTGTCCTCGAGGGCCGCGTCCCCGTCGCTCAGGTTGTCTGCCATCACCAGCCGGACCACGACATCGGTGCCGCGCCGGTCGGCCGTGTCCAGCCAGTCCCGTATGACGCGATCGAGGTTCTGGATCGTGAGGGTGAGCCGCGGGGCCTGGCCCTCGAGGCTCTGCTCGACGATCCCCACCCGTCCGGAGTTCGCCGAGAAGCTGTCGCCGTCGAAGGTGATGTCCGTGGCGTAGAAGGCGTAGCGGATGACGGTGGAAGCCTGCAGCTCGACGAGCCAGATCGGGGAGAACGCGTCCGCCGCGATGGAGGTCTGGAACTGGCTGGCCGGGGCCCTCATACGAGGTGACTCCCGGAGCGGTCCTGAGACCACGTGAGGTTCGGGATCAGGAGGACGGCGCTCGCGTCGTCGGTGCCGGGGCTCTTGAGGTCCGGGACCGCCGCCGGCTGGTCGAAGACGCAGGGGTAGTAGAACTCGTAGTCGGCGGTGACCGCGCCGGCGTCGAAGCCGACCTCCGTGTTCACCTGCGGGGCGGTGTTGTTCAGGG